CGTACTTCGGTATTGATCTCAGCCTTCAACCTGCTAAGAATCGCGATCTAGCTAGATGGGGGTCCTTAACCGATAGTAATTTTACTATCGATCTCGAGAGTGCTTCCGACTCTGTTTCCAACAAGTTGGTGTTAGACACTTTCCCGGGGTGGTTCAGAGATATTCTGAATCGTCTAAGGAGTCCCGTGACCACCTGTGGTGATCACTCGCTAGAGCTGGATATACTATCGTCTATGGGAAACGGTTTCACGTTCCCGCTTCAAACGATGATATTCAGTTGTGTTGTTGACGCGGCCGCAAGGCTTCAGGATGTTCGTCTTGAGCATCCCTTCGGTAACAGCCACGGTAATTGGGGGGTCTTTGGCGATGATATTATCGCCCCCAGTGCTTTATGGCACCGGGTAAATAGGCTCCTTTCGTTACTTGGGTTCACTGTTAACGCGTCAAAGTCCTTTGCAGAAGGACCCTTTCGCGAATCGTGTGGTGGTGACTTTTACAACGGCCGCCTTGTAAGAGCGGTCTATGTGAAGTCCATCCGATCCACCCCTGAGCGCTATAGCCTCCTAAACCGGCTGAGTCTGTGGTCTGCTACCACAGATATACCAATACCCCGAACCATAGCAGCGCTTAGACGCGCTGTTCCCTGGCGACCGGTCCCTTGGTATGAGGATGACTCCTCAGGGATTAAAGTCCCGGCGAGTTACCCGCGTAAGCGGGTAGTCAACGGTAACGGAACTGAGATCGCTTGGCCACTATTGGCTGACGTCCCGAAGATCCGCATCGTCGACCGATCCTTTCGCCTCCCGCAAGGTGCAAAACCTCGCTGGTTCAACCCAGCGGGGGTCCTTGCGGTCTTCCTAGAAGGGAGGTTGGTTAAAGGTAGCATCGGTTATCGGAAAGAACCGCGCTATCGGCAAACAAAACGTGTATATCCCTCTTGGGATCACGCATCGTCCACCGATATATACACGGCCCCTCGCCGCTTTCCAGGCGGCGATCGGGTGTTTAGACGGTGGGAAACCACCGTCCTGACTACCTTGTGACAGTAGC